CTACCACTAAATCGTTCAGGTTTGTGAATAAATAATTCACTTTTTTTTAAATTTTATTGGTGTCAAAACACCCAGTGTATTATAACATATAGTTAGGGGAGCTTTCACTCCCCTATCATATTATGCTTTTTGCTCTGCGGTAGATGCTTGTCTATACGCAGTGATTAATTTCTTCAAATCACCAATAGCTTTTCTAGCTCTTGATTTGTTTACTTTTTTAGTTCCGTTGTGCTCTGTTTCAAATGTTGAAAACAAAGTCTTCATTTGTTCGAATAGTTGTTGACTGTTCATGTTTTTGTTTTTTAATTGTTTATTTTTTATTAACCCAATCCAGATACTTGCGCCGGTTTTGAGCCAGGCATAGTATCTACATATTTTTTGTGTAACATTTGTCTTTCCATTTCAGCACCATTAGCACTTTCTTTTGATGCTATAATGCCTTCGGAAGATGTTGCTGCATATACTTCTATTGTTCCAGTATTCGTATCCATTTTAGTTGGAAAAGTTATACCATCTTGTCCAAAACGATTTTTCATAATGTGTACTCTAGCCGTATTGTTTAATTTATCTTTTGCTTTTCTACTTAAACTCATAATAAAATCGGCGTTCATTACTTTAGCGTAACTATCTGCAATCTTATCAGCTTCAATAACCTCCGAATCAATTGCTGAACGATTTGTTTGTGATGCTGTCCAAATTGGGATACCTAACTCACCACTCATACCTCTTAAATCAATATATACTCCACCTTGCTCAGCGTATGTACTATCAGTTTTATTTGAATGTGATAATAGCAAATCGGCGTAATCCACAATTATTAAATCGGGCCTATTACCAGCTGCTATCATTTTCTCAATGTGAAGTTGAATTGTTTTTGATGATGCTCCTTTTGGTGGATAATATTTAACTTTAAGTTTACCAGGTAATCTTTTAAGTTTACTAAATACATCCTCTTTCCTTTCTTTTAATTCAGTAGATGGTATATGAGTGAATACCGTATCATATCTCAATCCTACATAGTGTTGAGAAAGTTCTAATGTATAATGTACTACGGTCTTTCCGGCTCTTACGGCTGCTGCTCCTAATGCTGCTAATGCCCAAGTCTTACCAACACCAGAAGGTGCTACTACTACTCCCAATTCGCCAGGTCCAATTCCACCATCCATTAAATCATCAATACAATCCCACCCAGTACTTACAGTCTCTCTGCCAGTCTCACTAAATCTTTCCTCAAAATCTAAAAGGTAATCCATACCCAAATCAGATTCAATTCCAACTTTCATTGCCTTATCAACTAAGTCTTTGATTCTATCGTAGTTGCCTGATTTAAGTAAATCTACTGATTGTAGAATTACGTTTTTCATATTCTGATTGATACAAAACTTTGTGAATTCATTTTTAATGTATTCAAAATCTTCGTGTCCGATTGAAGTGTAAACTACTTTGAGTTGTTCTACTATTGATTTTTTTAGTGATGGATTATCTAGCTTTGATACTTGTCCTTTAAATACATCTAATGTAGGTTCTTTTTTGTACTCATCGTAATAATCCTTAATCTCCTGTACTATCCACTTGTTAGCATCGGATTCAAAGAACTTCTTATCAATGATTTCACACAAAGTGTCCATCATTCTAACATCGGTAAGTAAAGCAGATATTACTTTAGCTTGAAACGATTGCCCATATTTAGAGAGTGTATCTACTTGCTCTGCCATCTATTTTACTATTATATTTGTATAAGTTGATTTCAACCAATCGTTTATATCTTTCCAGTTTTGTAGTATCTTATATTTCATTGCTGCTTTGATAAAATCAAACTTATCAAACTTTTTATTAGGTTCGTTAAAACGGTCTAATATTTTAAGAGTTTGGTTTGTATTGATATGTGCTTCTTCTAATTGCATCAGATGCCTATTTCTTAATACCTCATTTCTTTGTGAAAGGATATCAGCGTATATTTTTGCATCATCTTTCTTAGCTTCACATATATCAAAAAATTCATCAAAGGTAATTAATCTATCTTCCTCTAATTCAGGAAATCTTTTTAATACAGTCTTTAAACCACATCCTTTAACGCCGGGAATATTATCTGAATTATCACCATCCAATGTTCTGAATAGTAAAAGGTTTTGTGGGTACATTCCCCATTCTGCTTTTACCATCTCTCTATCATAAAGTTTCTTTTTAGTTGGTGAATAAACTTTCGTCTTATCATCTACTAATTGTAAGAAATCTTTATCCGTTGATACAATAATACATTCTTCATCTTCACCTAATATTTGTCTAGCTATGTTAGCTATCACATCATCGGCCTCAATTCCATCATATATCATTGTTGTAATTGGAAGTGAATCTAACAAATCAACTAACCAAACGAATTGGCGTTTCATTGAAAGTTGTTCTTCTTCCTGTGACATCATTTCAGGATATTGTCTATTAACTCTAAAACGATTTTTACCTCTATCAGCTTTGTATCCTTCAAACACTTCCTTTCTACCTTTAGAACCACCCTTACCATCAAAGATAAGAACTACTCTAGTCGGATTGAATTGGCGTATTTGAGAACCAATTGAATTTAATGAACCAATAACTCCACCCGTATGGTCACCATCCTCATTCATTGTAGGGTTGGTAGTCCAACTACGGATGAAGGTATTTAGTCCATCAATGACAAGAACTCTACTATTACGCACTCTTAAGTGTGATGTCTCATGTTCTGATTCTACTTCGTTAAGAAGCTTTTTGTATAAGTCTTTCATTTTGTTTTTGTAACCTTTATTAATCACCAATCACTTCTGAATCTACTACTAAATTATCAGTGTCTAATGAATCTTTTTTGTATCTTAAAATTGTTGCCTCACAAATCCTTTTATAGATTTGCTCTCTAACACCAGGGTTAGAATCTAATGTAAGCGGAAAATCTTTCGCTTGGAACTTAATCACTTCGCCTGAATCAATATCAATGTATTCATACCAAGCTCCACTTTGTTTCACAATTGCGTTTTCTTTCATACTACCCAACCATGCGCCGTAGTTATCAATACCTCTATCAAAGAAGATATCAAAATCTGCTGAACGTAATGGTGGTCCCATACGATTCTTTACAACCTGGCATCTTACTTTGATACCAACAATTCTTTCGTTACCACTACCATCTTTAGCTTTAATTGTTCCCATACTCTTTAATCTCAAACGAACCGATGCGTGGAAAGCGATTGCTTTACCACCCGATGTAGTCCAAGGGTCAGAGAATGGCATTGCGTTCATCTTCTGTCTTAATTGGTTTGTGAAAACTAGAGTGATTTTCTGTCTACCAATAAGATTTGTGATTTTACGCATTGCTTTGGAAATGATAATTGCTTTATCCGTAGCGTAACCATCCTTACCATAATCAGCTTCCATCTCCTTTTCAGTTGATGCTGCTGCTACTGAATCCACAACGATTGTTACATACTTGTCTTTAGAGGAAGTTCTTACCTTCTCAATAATAGTTTCGGTATATTCAAAACATTGTTCAACAGTCTCAGCTGCTACATAAAGTAATTTGGTTGTATCTACTCCGATGGCTTCTAAGAATTCTCTACTTACGGCGTTTTCCGTGTCAATCAATACTGCCAATCCACCTAGCTTTTGCGTTTCCGCAAGTAAGTGAGCTGATACTAACGATTTACCACTTTGTTCTAATCCCGTAATTTCGGTGATTCTTCCAACCGGTAATCCACCATAAGGGCGATTTGATATTGCCACATCCAACATAGATGCTCCGGTCGAAACCCAGCCTTCTACATTTGTTGGTGCATCATCATTATCTAAAAAGAATGCTACCTTTTGGTCTTTTGATTGTTTGTTAAGGGACTCAACGAGTACTTCCGCCAAGTCAACCTCTTTAGTTGCTTTTGCCATAAATTGTTTACTTATTTACTATGAATTGAAAAGGTCATCAAATGCTGATGCTACATCATCTATTTTCTTAGCTGATGCTTCTTCTTTTGCTGCCGATGCTTTAGGGGCATCTACGTCAAAAGGTGCTTCGTCATTTTTTGCGGTAGATGATAACGTCTCTGCTGCTGCAGTAGATGTATCTTCATCACCATTAGCCGATGGGTTTAACCAACCTTCTAATACAGATTTCAATTCCGAATAAGTCAACTCTTGGTAAAGGTCTGTGATTTCGGTTTGTCCATTGATAAACTTATCAGTTTCTTCTTTAGTTGCTGCTAAAGGAGTTTCTTTTGGTTTAACACGGATTGTTGTTACAGGGTAAGAAGTACCACTGTCTTCAGCTGATACCACTTCAACAGTAATATCTCTACCTTCATTTGGGTCAGTAATATCACCATAATCAGGATCTGCGATGTAACCAAGAATTTCTTGATATACAGTTTTTCCAAAGCCCCAGAATCTTACACCTTCACCTTCTTCACCTCTTACTAATACTGGTACGAATGTTCTAAGTTTCGGCTCCATTTTCTTGGCAGCTTTCCAATCTTCTTTATCACCCATTCTTTTCAACTTATCAGCGAACTCAACGATAGGGTCAGGTCTGCCAAAAGAAGATGGAGATAGATAAGATTTGTTGTTAATGTTGTAGTGAAAGAATAATTCAATGAAAGGATTCTCTTTGTTGAATTTGTAAGGGACTAAACGAATAGTGTGTTTGCCCGGAGCTGGTTTCCAAAGTTCTACTTTCTTTGAAGTTGTGCTTTGTAGTTTGTTCAGTCTACCTCTGATTGCGTCTAAGTTAATAGCCATTTTTTTGCGTTTTAAGAGTTTATGTTTTATGGTTTTATTTAGGTGAGTGTCCTTCACCCTCTATGTATATAAATATAAAGAGATTACAAATATACAACAAATTATTGGACTTTCCAAATCTTTTTTAAAGTATATTTTATAACCAAATTAAGCATTTATATGGGTTTGAGATTACTCAAAGATACGAAAAATACCTGATACTACCAAATAAAAAGGGGAATTAATTTTCCCCTTCTTTTGTATATAATAATGATGTCCTATTTGGATATTGTAGATGTTTCTTTAAAATGTCCTTTTCGTTGTCATCTATAAACTCCCTTAACTTAATTTCGTTTTTAGTTCCAATTTGTTCTAATGTTATTACTGTAAGAGAACGACCACCTTCCATTTTTTTAACTTCTGTTTTCACAACTTTGTATTTATTATTTGATGGTAAAAGTACTTCATGTTGTCCACTCCAATTTCCAAAATCGGTAGCAAAATCAGTATTTGATTTTTTTGCAGATACATTACCTATATTTGCGTTCATACAAAATCCATTGAATGTATTATTTGAATTTACCACCTTTATCATTATAGATTGATTGTTTGCTTTATTTATTGTTGCGTTTGCGTTACCAACATTATTAGCAAATTCAGTAGCTGTTGATACATCAAATGAAAATGAAGATATTGGTAAATCAATATTACTACCTTCTTTAAACGATTTCATAAATTTAGTATAATCAGTAGATGTCATAGCCATACCTCTATATAAGGCGTTTGTTTGAACAGGCGGGGGTGGGTCTGATTTTAACATTTCATCAATTTTATTTAAAGAATCTTTATTTATCATTGATTGATATGAAATCATAGAACTTATATAATTATTATTTTTCTTAGCTTGCTTCTTAACCCATTTAGATTGATTTTTATCATTAGCTTCCGAAATACCTACAAAAGAATTATCCGTATCACCACCCTTTTCTTTTTTAATGAAATTACGAAGCCCACCATCTACAGTTGTTGGATTTTCCAATTCACTTTGCATTGTCTTACTCCACTCATCATCCGAAAGGGTTTTGTATTTTAATGGATATGCTAATTGTAAGCTTGATAATTCAGACATCTCATCAACATCATTATCTTTTCCAAAATAAATAGTGTTTCCTAATTTAGTTAATACATACTCAGATAAATTTTTATAACCCCACTCTTTTAAATCTTCCTCATTTGGAGTAAATCCAGATATATCAAGATACATTTCAGGATTCTTTAATACCCTGTTTACATCTATCTTAAATTTGTTTGATACTTGTGCTACTTGTGCTGGCGTAAATATTGCATTATCTAAAATTTTATTCTTTACCTTTGAAAGTGCATTTGTTATATCTTTAGTAGTTTCTTTATTATACAAAGTTTCTTTATCCGATTCTGCTTTAGCTACTTTTTTATCCGCTTGCTTTTGAATTACATTAGGGTCAATTCCTTTTTTAATTGAGTTAGCTTCTTTATTTGCACTATCGGAATATGTTTTATAATAATAATCATCAGCGGCAACTCCATCAGGTGCATATTGTTTTGCTTCCAAATCTGATAAAATTAGGCCAGCCATTAATTCTGATATAGATTGATTTCTACCATCTTTATTTTTTATTTTAGTATCTACTCCTAATTTACTTATAAGATTTAAATCAATACCATATGTATCGGCAGTTGTTTTGATTATTTCAGGAGTTATATCCTCTCTTGTCTTAAACTCAACATCTCGTACAAGTTTACCATTTCTATTTTTTCTATAAAGGGTAACCATACTACTGTATCCAATATTTTTAATTCCGTTTATTATTTCTTTTGCTGAGTTTTCAGTAGTATCAATCGTACCACCTCTTTCCTTTTCGTAATCTCCTTTAAATAAATCAGAAGATTTTGGAGTCTTTACATCCTTTCCTTTTACTTTAGGTTTATCATGTGTACCCACTTTAACTGCGGCATCCATATTATCTTTAGTATCAAAATATACTAATTTACCTGTTTTTTTGGATATTGCCGAAAAATCAGTTGTTTTTGTTTTAGCCTCAAATAATTCTCTAAGTAAAATCATACATATAAATATCCTATCAAATAAAAAAGGGAGAATTTTTAGTTTCTCCCTTTCTTTTATGCTAATAAGTTATAATACTCTTTAAAGTGTTTAATTCTATCAGGCAATCCAATAGTTCCACCATTTACTCTTTTAGTAATAGATGTTACAACTGTATCACTTGCTCCACCATCAGCCATTTTGTGTAATCCGTTTTTGTTGAAGAACCATGCTGCTGATAATAATGCGTATTTTTCAGCTACTACTTGTGGGTTAGCACAAACATCTTCACCAATTGATTTACCAAATGCGGTATAGTTATCTTTTCCTGTTAATTGGATATATCCTCTACCACAAAACTTTGCACCATCACCACTTGCTTCAGGACCATTACCCATTCTACCACCATATACTTTGTTTGCAATCTTCTCCGGCTTTCTTTCGTAAGGTAGAGCCGATTCTAAAGTTGGGAAATATTTCTTAAAGATACCATTTAATCCTTTAGCTGAATAGTTTAGATTTTCTTTTGTCAAACGAAATCCACCACTCTCATGTCCACATTGTGCTAAGAAGTGTGCTAATCTTAATGCAGAATCAATTTGAAACTTTTGTGCTACTGCAGGTATCATTGCGATAACTGCATCAGGAATATGTCCTTTTAGTTTTTCTAATTTTAAACCAGTTGAATTAGCTACTGCTACCGCTTGTTGTTGTACCTGTGGATGTTCTTCCTCACCCATAATCATTGCCCAAGTCTTATCACCTACCATACCATCTGCGGTTAAACCATGAGCTGCTTGCCATAATTTTACTGCTTCCTCCGTTTTAGGTCCAAAATTACCGATTGGGTCTAAACCTAATTTAACTTGAAGTTGTTTTACTTGTTCGTTGTTATCACCTTTTTTTAATAACATAATAAAAATTATTTAGATTGTCCTTCCGTAACTTCTTTGTTTCCTTCTCCGAAATCAATTACTTCAAAAACTCTTGTCTGAATTTTCTTAGTTCCTTCGGCGTTTGTTAATATGATTGAATTTTTGAACTTCTGCCAATTGATGACAAAAGATGTATCTAACACTCCACCATTTTCCTCTTTAACTAATTCGTTAAGAGCATTTATAGTGTAAAGTGAATTAGATTCTTTCTTTCTATGTATTAGGATTGTGTTTTCCAATGGAGTCTCCGGTTGGAAAGCAGTATCTATGTTGTATGTCACAAACAATTCCTCTAAATTGGACTTGTTTTGTAGTATGTATATATAATTGTAGACTATATGATAAGTCTCTCTTATTTGTTGTAGAGTGTTTTGCAACTCCTCCTTTGTTGTAAATGTACAAAGTAACTGTGTCTTCATTCTTCCTCTTATTTCTTTTATTGTCTATAAATATCAAAAACCAAAAGGAAGGGTAAAAACTCTATTTTTTCTTATCAGTCTTTGCTTTTCTAGTGGATACTCTCCTACCAATAGATTGTCTAGCCCTTTCATTTGATTCCGATACATCTCCGTTTTTCTTATTTGCTTCAGCTACAGCCA